TGCCGCTAATGAGCGAGAAATAGCCTCCCTTAAAGAGGCAAGAAAGCAGACACAGCTAGATGTTGCAGAGAGGATTAGCGCACAAAACAAACTAGAGGAGACGATAGACCAATTCCAAACTAAACTACAGGAGAGCAGGCAAAAAGAAGTAGAACAAAATCAAACGACAACGCAGACAATATTAGAAAGAGATATCGAGTTCTATGCACAAAGAACCCAAATAGCAGTGGCAGGGACAACCGCAAAGAATGAGCAGTTGACAGCAATAGAGCTAGAAAGACAAGAAATAGAAAGACTCCAGCTAGAAGACGCGAAACTTGCCGAGCAGGAGAGGAAAGATCTTGCCCAAGCTGAAAAAGAAGTTGAGGCAAGCACTGAGCTTCAAAGAATCTCTGATAATCTTGGCAGGCAAGAAACCATTAGAATGCAGGCTGAGCAGATAAGGCTTAAAAGAGAAAAGAAGTTCACCCAAGCTAGAAAGAAAAGACAAGCTGCTCAAGAGAAGTCAGAAAAGAATTCAATATTTAGAATACAGAAATTCAGAGAGCTAACTAATAAGCAACGTCTTGCTAATTTGCAAACGACATTGGGAAACATTTCAACACTCACTCAGAGCTCTAACAAAACTTTATTCGCTCTTGGTAAGGCAGCGGCAATCGCACAGGCCGTGGTGAAGGGAGCTTTAGCAGTGCAGACCGCTCTGTCAAGCGTGCCTCCGCCGTTTTCCTTTGCCGTGGCAGCAGCTACAGGCATCGCAGCCGCTATAAATGTTCAAAAGATTGCATCACAAAAACCCCCTAGCTCTGGTGGATTTCAGGACGGTGGTATAGTTGGTGGACCAATATCAAACGCTGACAATAGGCAGATATCTGTTGCAGGCGGTGAAGCTGTGTTAAACAGAAGACAACAAACTAACTTATTTAACTCTCTTAACAGGGGTGAAGTATCTAGTGGTTCTAATATAACCGTGAACATTGAATCTCTAACAGGTGATATACCAGAGACCACAGTTGACGGCATGATCTCAGCAATAAATGACAGAATAGACTTCGGTAACGCGGAGCTAAGGACTTAATATGAGCGGCAGCAGAGGTGCATACAAGGGCGGGATAAGTGAGCTAAATGAGTATTGGATATGGTATGACATGAAAAGAAGATGCCTGGACGAAAAGCGACCTGAATACTACAGGTACGGGGGCAGGGGAATAGATATATGCGAAGACTGGCTGATCTTCGAGATCTTCCTCCACGACATGGGGTTTCGACCAGAGGGGGATTACTCGCTTGAGCGGGTCAACAATGATAAAGGCTATTCCAAAGAGAACTGCAAATGGGCCACGAGAAGGGAGCAAGCATTAAATAGGCGCCCCTATGGGAAAGTAAAAGAAAAGTATATTAACCCTCAGCGTAACAAGTTTATGGTCCAGAAAAGAATCGACGGCGTGCTTAAGTTCTTTGGGAGATTTAAAAAATTAGAGGACGCGATAAAAAGAAGAGATGAATTATTTGGAGGTGTTTCTTGAATTACGTGCCCAAGCTCATATACACACATCCAGTAGACGGTTCTACTACAATAACCCTAACACTCCCACCAGAGGGTGACTTCTTCCCAGAAGACAAACTAGGCGTAGGGAAATTATCCAAGTCAAATAACGGAACGAAGCAATTTCAATATAATTACACTGAAGAAAGAAATAAGATACAACTTACATTTCTAACTGAGACAGAAATAACTGCACTTAGAAAGCTGTATGAAGATCATGCACTGAAAGGCGGGTCTTTTGATTACTATGAGTCGGAAGATGAGGTCACTTTTATAACGGTTACTCTAAGAGATAAGAAATTCAACCCAAGAAGGCTTGTAAAAGAAACTACAGGCTTCATATATGACTTAGTGCTAGATATTGAGAGGACTATTTGACGTACGAAACAGAGCTTTTAAATAAAGAGTTTCAATTAAATATCGTTATCAAGATAGGCGCAGAATATTATTCTCAATATCAAGTAGACTCGGGTCTTACTATCGACGCCGATAAACTTGGCACTGTGATGAATGTAAGATTAAACCCTGACACTGTAGATATTAGAAACGTAAAAACAACCCTCCCAAGTGTTTCATTTTCACTGCTAGATAAAGACGCTGTGATCTCTTCCCAGGTAATGACAGATATTACCAACTGGATGAATGAAACATGTATTGTGTATGTGGGATTCATCACAACAGCAGGCTTTGCATTTGCTGACTATAAAAAACTAGCCGATACAAGAATTAAATCAATAAGAAAAGTGGCCAACCAATACGCCATTTCTGCAAAAGATATTACTACCCTTGTTACCGCCCCTTCTTTTCAGGTTAGGTCCACTTTAGACGGGGGGATCTCAGCCGTAGATACTACGGTATCCTTGACAGATGCGACTGATTTCCCCTCTTCTTCCACAGTTGGCAATAACACTGTCTTGTTAAAAATAAATGACGAGTTTTTGAAGTGGACAGGGAAATCACTGGAAGATTTAACAGGCGCTACAAGGGCAGATCTTTCTTCAACCGCAGATGCACATAGTGACGACGACGAGGTTTTTCTTGTAACAGAGGTCGAAGATAATCCACTAACTATATTGCTTCAAATATTACTCTCTACAGATGGGAGTGGCACTAACCATGCTACTTATGATGTTTTAGAACATGGTGGCCTCGGGATTGATGCTGCGTTGGTGGATGTTCCAGGCATTGAATCCATAAGAGATGTTAACTTTTCAACTGATTCATTTAGATTATGGCTTTACGATATAGACGACACGCTGAAGTATCTTGAAAAAGAAATCATGGCCGCTACAAATACAAGAATAATTGTTAAGGATTCTTTAATTTCCCTATCGCTATTAGACCAAGTCGATTTTGGAGCGAGTGTCCCAAATTTAAATGAAGACGATATCGTGGGAAACCCCACATGGAAGCTTGATTCTAACAGGGTTGTTAACAAAATAAAGGTTAACTGGGCATGGTCTGAAGGTCTTAAGAAATATACCCGAGTATCTGAGTCTCAAGATGATGACTCGATAACTGACTACGGTGAATCCAAGGCACTGACTTTTAATTTTAAAGGGGTCCAAGCTGACATAGGAGGCTCTGCAATCGTCTCTAGCAGAGCTGCAAGATTATTGGCACGTTTGGCAACACCACGGGCAACAGTGCAGGCTACAGCTCATTTTAAGCAGTCTGACCACAATGTGGGTGACGATGTTCTAGTCACTCATAGATATTTACCACAACAAGGTGCATCACTTGGCATGAGTGATCAAATGGAGATTATGTCTAGGGCCATAGACTTTAATACTGGGCTTGTAAGATATAAATTAGAATTCACTTCCTACCACGGAATACGATTAGGCCTTATCGCCCCTTCACCAAATATTTCAACAATAGTAAGTCAGTCAATTATAACCGTGCCTGACGGTGCGTGTTATGAGGTTGGTTACAAGGTTAGACTGTGGGATTACACGGCTCAAACATACTTTGCAGACCCAATTAACGAGATAATTGCCATTAGCGGTAATCAATTAACTTTCGGAACTGCATGGGCCACAACTTTAAGCACAGGTTACAAGATTAAATTTGCAACATATGATGATAGCAGTGATTTACAACGAGCTAGATATGCCTATGTTGGGCCTAACGCCGGTACTTTTACCATCGACGGCTCCAAGACATATCAAATTACTTTTTAGAGGTATATATGACGCTTCCATATCCCTTTACGGGCAGTGAAACTTTAGCAAAAGAACCCATAGATCAAGAATTGTTTGACGAAAAAGTTAGACAAAACATTGAATACCTCGATTCTGTCAGCGGCGGTGGTGGTGGTGGAAGCGTGGGTGACGCGGGTGCAAGGGGTGAAATACTTGCAGGCGGTGAAACGAATGAAGCCGTTTTTACCAAGAAAAGATTCCACGTAACACAATCAAACCTTGCGAATTCAGCGTTAAAAGAAGGCGCAGAATTTGGTTCACACGACATAAGAAGAAGGCTTGTTCACTACGAAAGCAATGACCCCACTTGGGTTTATGCAATATCAACAACTGGTAAGGCATACCTTGATCAAGTCATAGAACTGGCAAAGGATTCTTCATTGTCTTTTTTTGTAGAAGAGGGAGAAAATTATTTCTCACTGATCTACGAAGGCACGTCAACGACTTGCGATGCTGTAGACGTGAAGATAGATGGTACTGCAATAGTCACCTACACTGGCATAGTTGACGAAGATGATGTTGCTCAAACAAACACTTTTAATTCTAACAGCACTATATCAATTGCTGGCTATAAGGAGCATTATTTCGGGCTGGATGGACACAGGCATATCATAACTATAAAAAACACTGACTCTGCCTCGAAGGTATTCAAGCTTGAAGGCGTGGAATTTGGTTACAGGGCCGACTCACCCACTATAGACCACGCTGTTAAAATATCCGCAGGGCTGGGTTCTGCGAGGGGTACAACAGCATCATTCAGTGAGTCAGATCTAAGTTTCTCCCCTCCTGCTAAAAGTTTTTCTTGGGGCCATACTGGTGCAATCAAAATGAACACTGGTGGAACGCTTACCGCTGTTGATGGTCTATCACCTGCAATGACTCAAACTAAACCAGAAGAGGCCATTTCATTTTCATCTGCAGTAACAAGTCTGGACGTTAAAAACAACTGGAACTTTCCAGCATCAGGCCTTTGTGAAATGACTACGCCTTATGGGGCTAAGCATATCTTTTCTTACACATCTAAAACAGACAGTTCTATACAATCCCATTCACTAGATGGAATTATTTGGCAGACCCAACCAACCGCAGACTTCACTCCAATGGGATCACTAGACAGCGTGACTCCTGGTGATTCGCAAATGGAGCTTAATATAAATCACATCGGTGCTGGTACAATTGTTGTTAGTGCTTCTAATAATAAAATCGATTTCAAGGTAGGGGAAAACGGCGGGGCACAGTCCACTTTCGCTGCCACTATCACAAATGGTCTATACTCTGCAGACGTACTTCCTTTGGGAGCAGCAATAGAAGAGGCGTTAAATACGGCCCATGCAATTAACAATGGCGGATACAAAGCTAAGTATGACGAAACAACACAAAGATGGATGGTGATGGCGCATGGTCCAGAGGTTGATTCCTTTGAGCTCTTGTTTTCATCTGGTGCTAACCAGGCCAATTCGATTCACGGTGATCTTGGCTATGGTGATGCTGACCTGAGTGCGAGCCTTTCGTATGTTGGCACAACTACCAAACAACATTTGTGCCAAAGAGTTTTCGAGGCTGATAAGTTTTTAATGGAAGCAAATGACCCTCGGATTAAGTACCCATATACCTCAACTAGCGCGGCCATAGAAGCTGACGCTGTGACTGAGATGTTAGGTTTCGGACCAAAGACTGCTTATATTAACTCAACAACCCAAGGTGCAATAGCCATTTACCCAGACCATGATTGTTCTGGAATTGCACTGCACTTTGTTCAGTCATTCGAAGCAGGCGCTATAAGCGTGACCGTGGACAACCAACAGCCTGTTTACCCGCTGAACCTTGAGGCAACTGCAAGCACGGCCCCCACGACTTCCAGTGTCAGAGGCAAAATAATGTCTTGCTTCATATCTTTCCCTAGAGGTACTAGGTCTATATGGGTCCAAGCTGAAAACAGGGTTTCTTTTGAGCTAACAAATAACAACCAAGGGTTTGTATTCTTAGGGGCCAGACAATATTTTACTAAGCCCAACTGGGAGTCACTGACACTAACAGAATCTATAATTAAAACCATCGACATAGCACCAATAAGTTTATGGGCTTCAGAACATGCGCATAACACGGGAACGCTTTATGTCCCGGGTTCTGGTGACAATATAAATAGTATTACAGAAAGTGGAACCTGGGCTGGTGGCCTGGATGGTGACGCATTCAACAACTATGCAAGAACAAGTACAACCACAGGGGCTTATGTAGAAGTTGATTTTACTTTGGCCGGTGACGGTGGGGGTATAGGGCTTAAAATGTCCAGGTTTACAAACAGGTCTGAATACCTTTCTTTGTACCTTTCCACAGCCGCCATCGTTGAAGGCACTGATCTTGTTCAAAATATAATAGCCTTTCAAAATCCTGGGTATTCTAATTACGACATATTCTTTTTTACTGGGCTTCCAGCGGGAACTTATAAGGCCCGATTCAAAAATAATGAAGCTACGGCCAACACTTTCGGGCACACCAGTATTATAACGATTGATGATGTCCAAGAAGAAGAAAACAAAAACATAAACGCAGATGTTGCCAACAACGGCCAGGGTGTGGGTTACCCTTTATACACAAAAAGAATTACCCCTAACAGGCATTCAGCTGACAGGGTTCCTTCATATCTTGAGGAATCAGGTTATCGCGAAGGCGATGTTATGCCGGTGGATATTGGCATAGATGTTTCAGCGGCTTTCGAAAACTTCACCGAGTCCACTTCTAATTTTGGTAAGCATCCTTGGCATTTTGCCAGCACTGTAAGCCTCAGAACGACAGCATCGTCACTTAAATTTATGGGCTTCATGAGGTCAGCATGTATAGAAGATGCTTGTTTCACCAGCCACGAAACAGCAGTGACAGCGACCTTGGATACCAGATCTTATACGGCTTATTCGCAAAGAGTGTGTGTTAAGGCCGGCGGGGTGCCAACTGCAATTGAAGCTAACGCGAGATTGTGGCAAAAAAGGTTTAAGCTTGCCTGCTCATTTTCAGCGTCTGACACATTCACCATTGCTGATACAAGGGGGCTTGTTGAGGGTCAAAGGGCCATACTGGACGACGGTACAAACACGGAAGAAGTTATCATCACTACCATTGTATCTGATACAAGCTTTGATGTTAAAAAAGCTAGGGCCACAGTCGTTGACGCTAACGTGACAGATGTAAGCTTCCCCGGGTTTCACACTATTAAATTCACTCAAGGCTCTACAAGTTCTTTCAGAAGTGGTTCGCTTGCTTACGAGCCATTACCATTAGAACCTAATAAGTGGTTCGAAAGAAATGCCTCTGGCTACAAGCTTGAAACAAAAACAATCACATTCTCGGGAGTTGTTAATAACGACGATTTATATTATCCGATTCACAGTGACGGGAACGCAGGCACATATTCGACAAGTTCAATTGATATAACAGGGAGATCTGTTATCTCGCAAACATGGAGCTTTCCGCAAGATCTAAAGAATGTTCAAATCAGTACTGGTGATATAGATGTCAAAATAACCTCAAGTAGATGGGTTCCGGAGTTATAAATGAAGTGGATTATAAAAGAAACCAAAGACGAAGATGGCCTTGTTATTAGCAGAGAAATTAAAGGTGCTACAAATGCGGCCTATCATCCATACCAAGATTACATTCTAGTTAACGGACCCGATTCACCGAGGGGTGAAGTTAAGATAGATGTTGATGATTCCGGCGAGGCTGATGTCGTGACCGTCGTAGAAGACCTAGACAAAAAGGCGGTTAAAGCACAACACTCAACTATGGACACAACTATAATTTCAGATGCTGCAGCTGTTTTTGGAACAACCAGACTTGAATCCCTGTTAGCATTTACAGCGTCTTATCACCTCAAGATGACTGCCCCAGAGAAATATATTAACCAAAACTTAACTGCCCTTAAATCAATTGGAACATTCACGCAGGGCGATGCTTTAGACACTGCGGATAAAATAAGAGATTATTATAAGGAAGTTTTAGTTGAATTAGATATCAAGAGAGACACGGCCATAAAAGATTATTTAGTCCTTAAGGCCTCCAAGGGATTATGAAAAGAGAAATACAATACGTCATTTTTATTGCCACCTCAGCCGCCGCCCTTATTGCATACGCCCATGCTAATTTCCAAACCAAAGAAACAGCAGTCCAAATACAAATAGACCAATCTGAAATGCGAAATGATATAAGAGAAATTAGACAAATTGTATGGAAGTTATATAAACGTGAGAACGATAGATAAAATTATATTACATTGTAGTGCTAGTGATAAATATTTCTACGATTTCAAGCTTATGGAAACTGACCATGTGGATCATAGGGGATGGAATTCTATTGGTTACCATTTCGGTATTGATTATCAAGGTGAAATTAAAATACTACGCCCAATAAAAAAGCCTGGCGCTCACTGTAAGGGCCATAACTTTTCGTCCATAGGAATTTGCGTGTTGGGGCTCAAAGTGTTCTCACAGAAGCAAATGGAAGCTCTAGCAAAGCTTGTGCAAACCTTTTTAGACATCTTCGACTTGACTCAAGATGACGTATACGGTCATAATCATTTCAATCATTCAAAAGCTTGCCCTGTATTTGATGTGGACAAGTGGAAAGAAAAATATCTAACCAAGGAATAGGAAATGACAGAAGAAAAGAAGATGGTGGAATTCGCAGTATCAAAAGAAGTTGATTTCGAAGTCGACATGAAAGATGGCAAACTGCGGCTAGTATTTGCTTACGATGGAAAAGGACTTGATACCGGCCTTTATGTTGACCTTGAACCCGACTACTTCCTGGATAAATTAGCGGCTTTGATTCCAGGAGAGCTAGACGATGCGGTCCTAGCAATGGTTAAAAGCGCGTTAAAAGCACTGTGAATTGGGCAGCATTAAAAGAATCATTTATAAAACTTCTTAAAAACAAGGTGGTGCAAACTGCCTTGCTTAAGATTTTAGGCAAGACCACTGGCTTCAGGGCCTGGGTTATTTCTTTTATATTAGAAAAAGCCTTTAAAATGATAGCAGAACCAATCATTAACACGGCCATAAGAAAGGGCCTACTTGTTTATGACAAAACGCGTGGTAAAATACTATTAAAAAGAGTCATGGAGGCTAAGGAGGAAGGCAATGAAGAAGGTTATCGCAAGCACATTGGTCGCCTTTAGCCTCGCCGGGTGCCAGGTTCCAGAATTTAGAGAAGTAACAAGGCGGGTGTGGTCCTTCAAGTTTGATCAATGCTACTGCCAGGCATATGACTTGAACAACCCTGGACCTCTAGAAGAGCTTTATAAATGCGAAAAAAGATTCTGCGACGATATTCTAGGATTCTCTGCAGACGAATGGGCACTAGATATCACTCCTACAGGAAAAGAGTTGAGACGTTGGGGTCAGGACGAGTGCCGCTAACGCGACTTTCTTATTATGTCCAAAATTTTATCTGCAGAAACAGGCTTA